GTATATAATTCTACATCTTCATCTATTTTATATTCACCGTCTGCAAACAACTCCAGTCTTGTCTTCTCGTCAAAAGTTAATGGAGATATTTTTTCACTAATAATTATTTCTAATAAATTTCCTTCAGCATCTCTCTTACACACATATTGTGATAGAGGGAAAACACGCATAGCTCCCTTTTTAGGCAGTGTTGTTAGAACATTACCACTTACAATTAAATGTTTTAAAGCTTCAAACACTGGAACACGTATTGCTAGCTCTTCAATTTTATGTGCAATTTCTTTTTCAATATCTGCTAAAGCTTTTTCAACTTGAGTTTTTACTTCGGGTTGTTGTTCAATTTCTTGTTTGGCTTTACCACCAATTTTTAAGCGGAAGAAAGGGGAGTTTGGGGGGAGTAATAATAGGAGTAGTTTTGATGCAAGGTTATTGACACCTCTAGCACCTACACTTTGAAATGGTGTATATAAATCAGAAGACGCATTGAAACTTTCGTCAGGAATAAGAGCTGGAATAGTTAATTCAGAACACTCTCTAGCTCTTTCAAGAAAATGTTCTCTTTCATGTACCAATTTGTTGTAACGTTCTTTTGCTGAAGCACCTAATGTTTGGAGTTGTAGTTCATCCATAAATTATTTAAGCAATATTTAAGTTATTGCCACTAGTAGGAACAGCTAAATCAGTTTGTAAAGCTGTAGTTCCTTGCTTCTTTTTAAGCTTTTTCTTCAGCTCTTCATCTTCCATTACATCAGCCGTTACTAATTCAGGAGCGTTTTCCATACCCATAGTTGAAGGGTTAGGATTGTACACAACTGGATTAGGAGCTGGTGCTGGAGCTGGAGCTGGTTTACTTCCGCCACCGCACATACGTTTTCCTTTGGTTTGTTGTTAATTTATTTAATTAGTTGAGAAATATTAAGAATATACACTTCCGTTATTTGGGTCTTGAATACTTAAACCACTGGAGTTCATAGCAGATTGACTTTGTGATTGATTTACTGCTTGTTCCATTAAGCTACCTGTTTCAGTTTCTAATTCTTCTTCAGGTATAGGGTCAAACACATTACCATTGTAATACATACTGTTATCTTTAACATTTGTAGGAGCTGGTGTACTTTGCCGTCCGCCTAAACACATAGTATTATTCCTTTTCTGAGTTTTGTAATTCTATTAACCAATCAACAACACTTCTTTGTCCAGCTTCATACATAATTTTATTAGTATTATCTGACATTAAAGGTGTTTTGTTGGGATAAACCTGAGTAAGTAACAGCATCATATCTGCTACTGTCTCAGGAAATTTAATATCTTCGTATTCCATAATGAAATCCTTCTAAAAAGGGGTCTTTAGTAGCTTGGTTTTATATCTACAATTTCGCAGACACCACCAACACAAGCTAACTCTTGAGACCCACTAGTATTATCTTCACTTTCGTATGCACTAAGACCTGTGAAGTCTATGTCTTTAGGCATTTTTTTAAGAAGCTCTTTGTATTCTTTAACATCAACTTCTTGATATGGAGCTTGTTGGTACACGTGGTCACTGTGAGGTAAGAAACTAATACCTGATACTTCTTCAAAATGTTTGTAAACCCATGCACCTACTTCTAACCATTCATGCTCTTTAACACTTATAGTTACTGAAGGTTTATGTTCGCACCAGTGTCTTTGATACATTAACCATGTCTCTAGTTGCTCAATAGCTGTCTTACTATCTCTAGTTAAACTGCCTGTAGGAGATTTAACTGGGAAAGAAAACACTACAACACTCTCAGGTTTAGTAACATCAGGCTCATTCGGAACACCTTTGTCTTTTAAGAAATTAGTTAATGGGTCTTTAACATCTCCACGCACTGTTCTTATGTAATAATCACTATGTCTAGTGTGTATTCCTGAAGCACTATCAACTAATTGACTTACTGTGCCACTTGGTTTTACACAAGTGATTGCAGTAGATTGTGGTATCTTTAGTTTTTTAGCTAATTCTTTATTTGTGTCTACAGCTACAGTCCGCATAGTTTCTAATTGTTCTTTATATGGATTACTAGTAACTTTGTTATCCATAATTCCTGTAAGAGACACACCAAGTAAACGTTCTTCTTCAGTATTATCTTTCCATATTTTTCTTAAATATTTAAAATCAGTAAGAGTAGATTGGAAAGTTCCAAGAATGGTTGCATATTTAATTTTGTCACAAATAGATTGTAAATCGTCTGTTGCTCTAACGACAACTTCAGTAAGATTACAAAATTGATATGGTCTTAATATTATTTCAGAACATGGATTAGTACCAAACAAGTGTTCAGTATCTCTTCTTTTATTTTCAGCAGCTTTATTCTTAGCAGCTTCTCTATTAAAGATACCTCTTTCACCTGACTTACTTTCATATAATGATTTCCATTCTGACATAAATAAATTCATATCAGGAGTTCTTGAGTAGCAAGCAGAGTTGTTAGCCAGTGCACGTTGTCCGTCTTCTAACCACCATTGCCCACTTTTTGCATTTCTCATTTGGTCATCCTGTATGTTGCTAAGAGATATTAAAGCACTACGTCTAACACCACCAACAACTACTACTTCACCAACTTTACAAACTAGGTCGTGAGCTTCGATAGCATCTAGTTTTCTACCAGCAGCATTTTTAAAAGTAGTAATAGCAAAATCAAATAGATTAACTAAAGGCTGTGCACCACTAGCACGTCCACCAAAAGTTTTTAGCCTAGCTCCAGCGTGTCTAACTTTTGATATATCTATTTTAGGAATCTGTCCTGAATAAAGCATAGCAATAAGTTCACGAAATGATTTAGCCCAGCCAGCTTTACTATCTTGCACCACAATAACAGTGTCACTATCACTAAATTCTTCAGCAATAACAGGTAGTTTATCTACACTTTTACGTTCCACTGAGAAACCAACACCAGTACCACACAATAATATATACATTACTTCATCAAAACTTCTAACATCATCTATAGGTATGTATGAGCAGTTGTAACCAGCAGTGTTATCACGTTCTAATGCTGCACCAGCAGTCATTAGTGCACGCATAGAAGGCATAATGTTTAAATTTAAAATATGATTTTCTAAATTTGTGCGTAGTTTATTATCTAAATTATAATTAAAATTTTTCTTTAAATGATTTTGCATGAAATCAAAATAACGAGTGACCGTCTCATCCCATGTTTCACGTCTACCTTTGTCATCTATAAATCTAGCATAACGAGAAGTGTGTATGTATTGTTGATATGTAGTGGGTAGTATGTTTGACATTTATTTGTTTCCTAACTTATAAATTAATTTTTTGGCATTTGATTGGGTCTCTAATTCAATGAGAATATCTATGTACTGTTTGGCTTTGTTTAAATCTTCTAATTGTTTTTCTTTAGTGTCATGTTTGTAACGCCAACGACATAAATATTTAATTGCATTACCTTCAGCGTATGGGATATTGTTTTGCATTATGAAAGTGATAGGCTCTATGACATATCTAAAATAATGATTAGGTTTCTTTACTTGGTCTGCCATAGTTTAACCTTTCCAGTTTTTAAATTGTAATCACCATGTCTTAGAATGTAGGCACATCTAGCTTGCTGAAGTGCTTCATCATTTGAGTAACCAGCTTTATTGTATGCAGCACAAACTTGTTTCCACATCTCTGATAAAGTACTGCCACTAGTTCCAAGAATTTTTTCAGCAGTTTTAATACCAACTTTAGGTAAACCAGTGTAGCCGTCTGTAGCATCACCAGTTAAAGCTTGTATCATAAACCAGTAGTCACCTTCTTGCTTACTCACAGACCAAACATCTTTACCGTCAGGGCTGACACGTGTGGGTATTTGTCTTAAGTCTTTATCAACTGAAACAATAATATCTTCATTGTCTTCGTGTGGTGTAGTAGCAAGGATACCTAAAACATCATCTGCTTCTAAGTTTGGATAGATAACAGTATTATGATTATCAATTAAATGCTGTCGCAACTCAGATAAAATCATGGGCTTGCGAAGATTTTTACGATTGCTTTTATAACTGGGTAGAACATCTTTACGAAAATTCTTAGAGTCAGTTAGTGCAACAACAACTTCATCACCACCTAAATTATTTTTTATCTCTTCAATGGTATCATCCAACAATCTTTTAGATTGCATAGCGTCAGCATGAAGCGTCCAAAAATCTTCACCCCAATCAGTTGCAACTTCATTCTGTATTGCAGTGCGATAAGCATATATGTCACCGTCTATAAGTATTCTTCTAGGCATAAGTTCCTCTTCCGTATTAGTTAGTGTAAATTTTTTTTATCAAATAATTCTGATAAAGGTACGAGTACAAATTTTGTACGCCAGCCGTCACCACCATTTTTTAATGTATGTTTGTAAGTCTCAGCAAGTTTACGAACAGTGTCAGTATCAAAAATTAATCTGCAATAATCATCTTTACCTTGTGCAAGAATGTGCACCCAGTAATCTGATTCAGTTGCCATGATACCTGACGGCTTGCCATTAGATTCAATTTCAATAGCAATGTTACCAGTCTTAAACCACCAATCACGTTCTGTTTTTACTTCTATTTTAGATTTATCAGTGTCGAGTATTGAAACAATACGTTGCTCACGTTCTTGTCCATACTTTAAATCAATGTCGAATTTTTTATTTGCTTTGGTCAATGTGTTTCACTCCAATTATTTCCTATGTTAAATTCCCCTGTTAATGGGATACGTAGATTGAAGTGTTTGCCTGTTCGTTCTATCGCTTCGACAGCTAATTCTCCGATTGTTTGTGCATCCTTTTCAAGACACTCAACTTGTATCTCGTCATGTACCCATACGACTTGTTGGACGTTAGGTATTTTCTTCACAGCTCTGTCAAATTCAACTAACCATTGTTTACATACAATAGCACCAGCACTTTGTAGTAAGGTGTTTAAAGCTGAATGTGCAGAACGTACTTTTACTTGTCTCTTATCTAAACCAATAAGATGTCCACGCTCTGAAGCAGCCTGTACTTGCTCTATTAGTTTATTTAATGCTGGTAAATTATTTAAAAATCTTTTCTTGATAGCACTAGCAATATTTATTTTCTTATCTATAACCTGTGCAATCTTTTTGACACCACCACCATATAAGAAACAATAGTAAAATCTTTTAGCTACATCTCTTGAATCTAAGCCAGCAAGTTTTTGTGTAGTTGTGTGTATGTCACCATTTAAAACAACATCAGTGTATGCACCGTTGTCATACTTAGACATGAAGTGTGCCAGCATACGTACTTCAAGACCTGAAATATCTATACCAACTAACTTGTATCCTTCAGGAACAGTAAACAATTCTCTGCACTCTTTACCATAAGGAACAGCAGTACTTGGTATCTGTCCTAAGTTTGGTGAGGTGTGTGAAGCTCTTCCTGTAACTGTACTGTTAGTATTACACGTGCCATGTATCTTATTGCCTTTACGTTTAGATAACCAAGCCTGATTACCAGTGCTTAACTGAGCTATACGCTTGTCTAAAAGAAAATGCTCAGCAAGAATTTTAGCTTCTTTGTATGGAAGCTTGCTCAATGTTTCATCATCTAATTTAGGTGAGCCGTCATTTGTAAATTCTTCAGGTTGCCAGTTGTATAAAGATTTTAAACGCTCCGCAATGTGCTGTCTGCTTGAAGGATTAAAAGTTTCTACTTTAGTTTTATAAAACAACTCACCTTTAACATATCCTCTAGCTTTGTTATTAACTTTAGGCATAAAAGGAATACTTAAAGTACGTGGCGGAAATAATTCCTGTAGTTCATCTTCTATTTCAAAACGTCTGACATTAAGTTTAGCTGCAAGTGCTTCTCCTTTGTCTACATCAAAAGTAAAACCATGTAATTCTTGTTTGTTTATTAAGGTAACAACATCATGCTCAAGCTGCATAGCTTGTTCACTAAATCCTTTGTCTAATATTTTTTTGTAAAGATTGTGTGTTACTTCTACATCTTGAATACAATATTGTAACATCTCTTCACTGTAGGTCTGCCAGTCACCACCGTCAAAATCACCTTTAAGATTGCCTAATCTAAATCCATAAGCTGCTAGTGAATGTGAGCCAATATATTTTCTTGGTAAATCTTTGTTAGCAAAATCTTTATCTCGTATATCAGGGTAGACTAACCTTGCTGCAACTATAGTATCAAATACTTTACCTTGTGGTGTAAAAGCAAAAAGTTTTTTAAGTACTGGAATGTCAAATTTAATAATGTTGTGACCAATAATTAAATCAGCTTCTTCTAAAAGTTGTAAAGCTTTCTTAACTTTAACATTAATAATGTGACCAGTGTCAATGTCTTTAAGAATAACGCAATGTACTTTTGTAACTGCGTCTAGTAGTCCGTCAGTTTCTAAGTCAAATACGTATCTCATGTGTTTTGATTAATCCATTTCTTGAGTTGAGGGTTGCGATATAAAATTTCTGTGTAGCCATTAGCAAAGCTATCTACAGTAGGCTCTTCTTCTCTATCCTTGAGGTTGTATACATAGAATAAAGCATGACCCAATTCGTGCATTATAAGTGACACTCCACGTGTGCCACCTTCATTAATAATATCTTCATCTAAATAAATAATCATATCTCTAGCTACATAACAGCCTTGCTGTTCTCCAACTTCTTGAGATAAATGTGAGCTTATTAATTTTGTTTCTATTTTGTGATAAGATACATCTATAGTGTTTGGGAATTTTACTTTTTTCATATATGTCCTTTAATGTGTGGTTGCTATTTCTACGTGGATACGCATGGCAGCTTCGTGTTCATAAGATAATGTAAACAAAGCTTCTTCACACAACTCTGCAATAGATTTATTGGTTACGTAAAAAGTTATATCTTTGTTTGGATTGTTCTCAGCTTGTTTCAATGTGCGTAACAACATGGAAGTCCAATCTGTCCGTTTAAAACTCATCTTTAAATTCTGTGTGGTCAGATTGTTTTAAAAGTCCAGTCTCTAAATTATAATGAAGAGTACAAACATGACCTGTCTCGCCACTAAATCTATTTTTTAACACACTAACTTTAGCTAAGTTTTTATCGTCTTGTAAATCACGTGATAAGCTTATTACCATGTCACTTAACTGTGCGATAGCAGCAGAGCCACGCAAGCTATTCATAGAGACAGCTACACCGTCTTCATAACCTTTATTACCTTCAGGTCTTTTTAAATGAGATACCAGTATCAATCCTATACCTGTTTCTTCAACTAAAGTTCTTAATACTGACACAGTATAATCAATTAGTTTTCTTTCATCATTGGTAGTCTCATCTCCAACAGCACTGAGAGCCATGTGTAAATGGTCTAGTACAACAAAGTCTACGTTACAAGCTTTAGCTAAATATCTAATTTTAGAAATAAGATTATCAGAAGCAGTACTTCCAAAGTGATTATATAAATAGAAATTACCATTACCTACAGTGTCATCAAAAGCTTTCTTCAAAGCAGCTTCTTCAATTCCTTCTCGACTTAGGTGTAAAGGTTTTTCTAAAGCCACTCCCATAATACCTAATGAGCTACGCTTAACACTTTCTTCTAAAGCTATGTAACCAACTTTGTAATCTTTATTAAGTAAATGATATGCTACTTGTCTACAGAAACTAGATTTACCAACACCACTACCAGCAGTAATAGTAACCAACTCACCTTTACGTAAGCCATGAGTTTTAATATTCATACACTCAAAAGGATAGGGAACAGAAACATATACATCTTCTTTTTTAATCTCATCCCATAAGTCAGCACCTAAAACAATACCGTCAGGTCTGTAAGCTTTTGCACCCCACATACAATCAGTAAGTTCTTTAGCTCTGTTAGCAAGTAACATTTCATTAGCATCTTTTAATGGTAACGTTGCTATCTTTGCTTTGTTTGGTGATAAAACTTTTGCACATTCTAAAGCAGCATTTCTACCAGCGTCATCTGAATCAAACATAAATACTACTGAGTCAAAACCCTCAAGCCATTCTAAAGAATTTTGTAT